TTTAAATCGCCAACACTTGTTGCAGTTTGTTGGGCAGCAACAACTGAGGCTCTAGGGTCTTCTAAACTTGTTTGGGCAGCGTTAGTTGCCGCTAAAGCACTATCTACTCCAGTAGAACTTCTTTCTGCAGTTGTTAGGTTAGCCTCTTTTTCGTCTTGTAACTGTTGAGTTGTAGTTGTTGCTTGTGCAGTAGATACACCAACTGTGCCTTCTACTTGACCTGTGTCTCCACTTATAAGCTGATCTTGAGTTACTTGTGTGCCAACAGGTATAGTTACACCACCCTCAGGTAAAGAGGGGTCTTGTGCTCTATCTGTAAAAACATCTCCTATACCTGTTTCAGGTGTGTAGTCTGATCCTACAGGAACATCTGCTTGTGGTAATTGTCTTGGGTCTGCTTGAGCATTAGGGTTAGGAAGATTTAATTCAGCAGGGGGGATTGTATATATAGGGTCTGTAATGAAAGAAGGAGGAGTAGCACCACCCTCTTGCATTCTAACAACACCACCTTTAGCCATCTGCCTAGCTAAAGATTCATAGACAACCATTTGTCTTTTCTTCTCAGGATTTTGTTCTAGGTAACTGTCAAAGTCATCCATCGAACCTGTGTACCCCATTCTAGAGGCAATCTTTTGTATACCCTGAGGTTTAAATCCAATAAATCTAGCCACTATTTAGCTCCAATTAATATTTTATCTAACTTATCTTCTAATCTTTTCATTGCATCCATGATGTCATGCATATCTTCTTTGACATCATCTTTACGTGCATACTCTTCTCGTGTCTTATTTAATAATATTTGTAATCTCTTTACTTCGCCAAACATCTTGTTGAATGCCCAACCAAATGGTACAACGACCATAGTTAGGATAATATTCCAAAATAACATTGCATCTATTTCCATGTTTATTCTGCTTCTTGTATTGTGTTGCCTTCAGCTACCCATTCTAGGATTGCTTTGTAGTATCTGTGGTTAGCACCAATTGGAACAAAGAAAGTTTGATTACGTGAAATTATTTTAATAATTTGTTTTTCACCATCAACTGGATTAGTCACATATTGTGCTGAAGTAATTTGTATTTCGTTGCTATTCATATAATATCCTATAATTCTGCATCCATTTGAAGAAAAGCATCACTTCCACTATTTAAATAAATTACACTATTAGCACTTCCACTTCCTGCACCAATTCCTGATCTGCCAGTGAAAGTGTTGTATATAGTAGGATTTCCTGCAAATCCAGTACTGCTTGTAAATGTACCACTATTAGTGCCTACTGGAGTATCTCTCATCTCTGTATAAAAATGGACATCATTTAGTCTTGCTCCTGTATTGTGATAATATCTTGATAAATTAAAATAAGTAAATGTAAATTTTTGATAGTATCTTTGACATAGTAATAATTCTTCAGCAAGTGTCCTATGCTCAAATGGTGTGGCTACAGAGCCTACTTCTAGTTGTACACCCGTGATATATAATTCATTGTCTGTGCTATCAAAAAGACTTTGACAACCAACCATTCTATTTGCACTAGTTGTTCCACCCCATGTTGTTTGTAAAGTTCCACTTGTGTAGTCTGAACCTGCATGAAACCAAAATATAATAGTCAGACCAGTTGTAATATCGTTATCTATTTCTCCAGTTGTATCTGCAGGAACGTCTATCGTAAATCTTTGCCAAGAAGTTGTAGTAGTAAATGTTCTACTAAATCTTCGTGAATTATCATCTTGAAACTCTACTATAAATGTCTTTGCAGTACCTTTTGCATAAAAACTAAATGTAGATTTTTTTGCAGCAGATGTTCCTTTAGCTAACGATTGTACGTTTAACCCTTCAATGCGTTGAAGAACCCCTACTGACTCACCTGATGCAATACTTGTATCAGCAGTTGTAACATCTATTTTCATAGAGTTAGTAAAACCATCAGGTGTATCTGTAGATTGTGACATTGTAAATCTACCTGCTGTAGTTCCATTTATTCCTACATTAAATCTATCAAGAGTAAAGTATCCTGCAGCCGAACCTACATTACTTGAACTTGTAGCTCTTTGTGAAACTTGCATACCACCATTGATGATAATATTTCTTCGCCCACTAATCTGACTGTTGGTTAGGACTTCGCCCATCTTTGCTAATTCTGCTGCTTTTGTCATTCTGTAGTCTCCTGTGGGAAATCATATATAGGTGCGTTATCGCCTTCTTTTTCAGCTTCAAACAATGCCATAAACTCTTTTAAGTTAGAACAATTATTAATTTTAGTTTCTATTGTATTACAAGCAGTTCTTACACTATCTCTATATTTTGTTGTTGCATCAGGTATTGCAGTTCCCTTTTCTGCTTTACGTGTAATCATCCAATCTGTGTTAGATAATAAGGTATTAGCAGTTTGTTTTGTTTTAGTTATCCAAATAGATTTCAATCCTAGTTGTACTGCTTGTTTACCTGTCATAGGGTCTATTACTGCTTTTCCATCCTCATCAGTTGACTTTACATCTGTAAGACTACGTTCAATTAAACTACCATCTGTTTTTCTACCCCAATAAAATCTATCATCAAAAGGTGTTTCAGATGCAGGTGGGTTCTCCCAAACTAAACCTTTATCTTTCTTTGCAGAGTCAGACCATATCATCCAATTAGAAGGATGTCTAATTTTATTGTCATCTACCCAACTTCTTCCTACTTTTATTGTTCTTCCGTTATGCTTCCACGGCATAGTCTATCTCCCTATCTTGCATTACTAAATTTAAATGGCTGTTCTGCAAATGCCCAGTAAATGTATGTATTTACATTAAAAGCATCATTACTCGTTCTTAATTTGAAACCATTACTTAAAAAGTCCAATGTTGTAAATGTGGCATTTGCTTGATTGGTATTTGGGTTTAATTCTAAATCAACTACATTGCTAGTATTTCTTTTATTATCGTAAAGATACCAATTATGAGCTGCAGTTCTTCTAATCAAAAGCCAAGCAGGTCTAAATCCAGTGTAAACAAATGTGCCATCTGCATTACTGTTGCCATTATAAGAACCAAATTTAGAGAATCCATCAATTTCAGCAAAAGCATAAAGGACATAAGTTCCATTTAATGCATTAGTATTTGTACTATCTCCTAAATTAATCACTGTTGATGTAGGTGCTGTGCTATTCCAATGTGTAGCTTCTACATCTTGAGCAGTAGTTAAATTTAAAGGTATCCAATAAGAAGCATCCGTATAATCTTGATGGTAGGTAACCCAATGACTAGTTGAATCTCGTCTTTTTGCTATCATCATTTTAGGAACTGCACCTAATCCATGTGCTATTGTACCATTATTTCCAGTTCCAGTATAAGTTATAATACTAAATCCTGCAGTTGTGTTCGCTTGTACTGTACTTGCTATAGATGGAACTCCACTTGATATATCACCTACTGAAATATTTGAAGTTGTTCCACCATTAGCTTTCCAACTCCAAGCCACATAGGTATCACTACTTCTATTAACATACCAAGTATCATCTGTATTATCATCTAAAGTAAAACCTGTAGGGTCAAAAGAACGAACTTGATCATTTTCTCCTGCGTATTCTTCTGTAGTACCATTTGTCATAAGAACTCTCATGCTATCTCCAGTTCCTAATCCTCTACTGGAATCAGCTAAGTAATGTGAAGCAACTTGGTTTGTTGGCTTAATCCATAGCCAATCTGGTTGAAAACCAACATCAGTTCTTTGATGTGTATTTAAGCCATTACCATCATATGTAATTGTATTAAAATGGTCATCTGCTTGAGTACTACTATTTGGACCTATTGCAACGTTTGGCATATTAGCTGAACATAATGCTAAAAACCCACTTGGAGGTGCATAGTAAAAATCTCCTCTTCCATTATCATCTGAAGCATTATTTGAGCCACTTGTTTTCTCTCCAGTAAAAGAACTATCTTGCCCAAAGTTTGCTATATTATCTGATGTTCTACCACCAGATGAATCATACAAATAAGGAAAATATTCTGCATCTGTCGTGTAATTTCCAGAATAAACACTAGAATTATTATTAAAAAATTGAATACTTTTTGCATCTACATCAACTGCAACTCCCATGATATCACCATCATCAAAAGTGCCAGTATTACTTAATATTGAGTTATCTATTCTTGGTGTTCCATTATACATATCTAAACTTTGTCCTTTACCACTATGAACTGTATTTTCAATATTATTAATACCAACAAAACCATTATTGCCATCTTTAGAAAGCACTTCAAAATAAACTTTGCCATGAAGTTTTATAGTTCCAGTTGTAAAACCTCTATTAGTTGACGATGACTGAAATCTTAAAGCACCCCTAGAGATAGTTACTTGTCCTCTATTGTCGTTTGTATTTAAAGGTAATAATGTGCAAAAATTATTTTCAGGACTATCAGGTAAATCACTGTCGTGTTCATCTAAATTATAATCTTTATAATGATTATTGTTACCACTTGTATCTGCACCTATTGTGGTTGAACTTGCAGTAGTTTCACCATCACCAGTTTGTTTAAACTGCAATCTATAACCATTTGTACCATATGTTACATTTGGTTCTTTAGCAATCCAAACTCCATTTTTTGTTTCACCAAAGTCAGACGCTTCATATTTTTGACCATCTGTGTAATTTACTTCAGCTAAATACATATCATTAAAATAAGATGTACCCCAAGAGTGTTTTCCAATAACCATAGGTACACTAGATTGATTCATAGGATAATTGCTATCTCCGGGATTCCTACTAGAGTTTAATGCTATTTCATCTCCATTTACCCAAACTTTTTGACTTGTATTCGCAGCATCGACTTGATGTACAAAATGATACCAATTTGTAGTATCTCTAAATTGTACGTCACTAATTATACCATAATTACTACCAGTTCCATAGTAACTAGCAAGTTTTCCCTCTTTAAAATAAAAAGCAAAATAATTACTACCAGAGTGAGCAGTATAAATATATTGGTTAGAACGAGTTACATTAGTTCTTTTTATCCAACCACTCCAAGTCCAAGTTTTTCTATCGCCAGTGCTTGAAGGAGTAAAATTTAAATATGGTCCAGTATCATAATCCATTCGTAATGAACGTGTAGCAACATTATTATAAAAATTTCCCTCACCAAACCATAATGAACCTTGACCTGTCAATTACGTATCTCCAAATTAAATAACTTCTTGTGCTTCTTTAAATGTTTTAAATTCTTTTTTCACATTATCTGTCCATGTTGCATTACAAATAGTTTGAACTTGTGCGTCTTCTTTTGAAATATCAGTAGCTGTATGTGTCCATTGTAATTTACCGTCTTTATCTAAATCAGGTATCATTGCTCCATCATCATCTTTTTTTGTTTTATAAACAGATGCAAAAGGTTGCAAGACATGACGATGTACTGACCTTGATACCTCATTACCATTTTCTTTTATAGTAGTGTCAGTTCTTACATGGATTGACCAATTATTTACTATTTCTATTTTACCTATTTTAATTTCTTTTGTTAAACTCATAAAAGCTCCTAATCTGTTATATATGTACCCCCAATAAGAAGAGTTACAGAATCGCCATCTTGGTCACCACGTTGTACCCCATCACCATTATTATTATGTCTATACCTAAGAAGTCCAAATTCAGTTGCATCTGGAGCAATTCTTGCAGTCATTGCTAACATACTTGCAGATGTAAATTTAATATAACTACTAAATCCCACACTCATTGATTGTTGCATATTAGTAGTTGAATTTGATGAAAAAGGTAATCCTGATACTGTTATACTACCACTTCCAGTTATTACACCAGCCACATGGGCATGAGCAGTTACTATATTACCAACTTTTACATATCTCCCAACTTGTGTAGAATGACTGCTTACTCCACTTAATGAAGGTGTCCAAGAACCTTCTTCGTAATCATGTAGCAAGTTAGAGGCAGTCGCAGAATTTACACCTAGATAAATACCTGCACTTGCACTCGCAGGAAGTAAATCATTATTAGTACCATTGTTAGACCAACCTGTAATTCCTACACCTGATAATCCAGAGCCGTCACCACTGAAGGCATTTCCTGTTATTGTACCAGAAGAGGTGAAATTACCACTAACAGTTACAGCACCATCAAATGTGCCACCATCAGATTTACTTACTGTATCTGCTACAGAGAAGACATCATAAACAATTATGACTACAACATCGTCTGCAGAAGCTCCTTGAGCTAATACGACTTGTGTACCATTGGTTGAAGTATAATCTGATTTATCTAGTAAAACACCATTTTGATATACGTCTATGTAAGTAGAGTCTGTGTATGCAAGAGTTTGACCCTCTGTACTTGCACCACTAAAAGTAGTTTGACTTGCAGTAGCAGTATATGAGTATACTCTTCTTACTCCATTTGAGGGAGATGTTCCAATATAAGGCATTAATTACTCTCCATTATGCTTCTACAAAATCTTTTTGGATTGCTCCTAACAATATTGTGCCATCGGCTTTCACAAAATATGGCACGACATCTACATCGTTAGCACCTGTAGATAAAGTAAGAGAAAATCCCCCTGCTACATGATATCTGTCATCTGCATGAGATAATGTGTGACCACCTGTGCCATCTTGTATAAATACAAATACACCTGACTGTCCTGCTACTTCATCTCCGGGGTCAGTTAAAGTTAAGTTACCTGTTAGTGTATAAATAAAATTAGTATATTGGGAAAAGTCTGGAGCTTTATTTCCACTAACATTAGTTGTGCTACTTGCACCATCTGTATTAGGTACATTACCTGCACCTATTGTTATAGCACTTCCTACACCTGCGTCAGATGTTATACTATTAATTGATATACTTGTAGGTAAAGTGTCACTAGGACTCTGACCAATATAAGGCATTATGTAATCTCCATAATACTCAATGTAGCACTAATTTTGTCTGCTACAGAACAATCTACCTTTATAATATCTGATGCTTCTAAAATTATTTTATTACCTCCCATGATCTCTAAACTACCACCTACAGGTATCGGTGCGTTTTTTACCACATGTGAAGTTTCATTACTGTTACTACTGTCTATTACTGTAACTGAAGTTGTGACTTGTGATGTATGAACATTTGCAAGTGTCAATCCTATAACAACAGTAGTTGTGCTACTAGGTACAGTGTAAAGAGTGTCAGGAGTACCTGCACTACTAGGCATCACTGCGTTGTTCTTTAATTTAAATGTATTTGCCATAATTATATCCTATTTTTACTAATTTGTCAATGCTTTCTTAATTAACCTAATGCAATCGCTAATGCAGTTGGGTCTTCACTAGAAAAACCTGCACTTGTCAAATATGTTTTCAAAGTAGTTAATGCTACTTGTTTCATAGTACCACCATCGTTGGTTACTAATCTGTCTGCATCTGCTAATGTAATCGCTGAAGCAGATGTGTCACCATCCATGACATTTAATTCTGCCGCAGTAGATGTTACTCCATCTAAGATGTTTAGTTCTGCAGTAGTGGATGTTACCCCATCTAATATATTTAGTTCTGCAGTAGTGGATGTTACTCCATCTAATATGTTTAGTTCTGTTGCAGTTGATGTAATAGAAGTCCCTGCTATTTGTAATGTTGTTGCATTGACTTCACCACTAGAACCATATATGACTGCTTTACTATTTACTATTGTTCCTGCAGATGAACCATCAACTAAGTTTAGTTCTGTAGCAGTTGAATCTACGGCAGCTAATTTTGTAAAATCAGCCTGTACTAATCCTGAAACTCCATCTAATAAGTTTAACTCTGTTGCAGTAGATGTTAATGCTACATCTTCATTTATCTTTGGACTTGTTAATGTTTTGTTTGTTAAAGTTTGTGTTGCTGCTATACCTGTAATTGTATCTGTAGTAGCAGGTAAAGTTAATGTTATGTCTCCTGAAAAGGCAGAGTGTGCAGGAGCTTGTAATCTTGCATAGTGTGCATTTGATGATTCACAATAAAAGTCTATGTAAGATTGACTTCCTGAGTTCTTAATAGATATAGAACCTGACTGCATATCAATACCATTAGAACCATCTATTCTTACAACACCTGTTCCATTTGGTGTAAGTGCAATATTACCATTAGATACAGAAACAATAGCATTTCCATTTACATCTAGGTCTCCACCTAGTTGTGGTGTGCTATCACCACTTATATCAGATAATCCACCAAGTCCTGATGATAATGTTGCAAGTGTAATCTTTTTTAGTCCACTAGCAGAGTTATCAAACATTAATAATGTATCATTAGATGTATCTAAAGATGTCTCTGTAGATTGTCCACTAATAACATTTGCATTTAACATTGCAGTTTCTACTGCATCATTAGCTATGGTTACTGCACCTGTGTTTGATATTGTTACATCACCTGATACTGCTACAGGATTAAAGTTAGTTCCATCTGCAACCATAATGTGACCACTAGTGTTAGTACCCATAGTCAAGTCATCACCTGATATGGTTAAGTCACCTGTAACAACTACGTCACCACTAAAAGTAGCTTTACCTGCTAATGCCATATCAATGTCAAGAGCAGTTATTGCACTAGAACCATCTGTTCCTTTTATTGCAAAGTTTTTGTCTGCAGTGCTTACTGTTAATTCTACATCACTAGAATTGTTAGCTATATCAAGTATTGATGTACCACCATCTTTAAATATAACGTTAGCACCATCAGCATCGAGAATAATATCACCACCTGCATCAAGAGTTATATCACTAGAGTTATCTATCTCTGCAATAACAGGAGTAGTTAGTGTTTTGTTTGTGAGAGTTTTTGTTGTAGCAGAAAAATATGTGTCTAAGTCTGTAACTGCAACTTGAACCATTGTTCCATCGTCATTTAAAACAACTCTATCTGCATCTGCCACAGTTGTAGATGTTGCACTAGTATTACCATCTATGATATTTATTTCTGCTGCAGTAGAGGTAACACCATCTAGTATATTTAGCTCTGCTGCAGTAGATGTTACACCATCGAGAATATTTAACTCTGAGGCAGTCGCTGTAACCCCATCGAGAATATTTAACTCTGCTGCAGTAGAAGTTACGTTAGTACCACCTATGTCAAGTGTAGTTACAGATATCTCTCCTGCGACAGTTAAAATACCTGATGCAAGTGTAAGTAAGTCAGTATCATCTGTGTGACCTATAGTAGCACCATTAATATTTATATTATCAATAACTGCTTGTGTAACTGCACTGTTTGTTCCTAATGTTACACCATCTATTGTGCCACCATTTATATCTGCAGTATCAGCAACTAAACTATCTATATTAGCAGTGCCATCAAGATGTAAATCTTTAAACTCAAGACTACTTGTTCCCAAGTCAATATCGTTATCTGTAATTGGTACAATAGCACCATCTTGTATTCTTAATTGTTGTACAGCAGCAGAAGATACTTCTACATAAAATTCTAAGTGATTGTTTGTTGTGTCTACAAATATTTTGTTTAAAGAATCAGTATCTCTAAGAGTGGTTACAGGACCACCATCGGCTGCAGTGCCATCATGTGAGTGTCCTGTACTTGCTACGAAAGCTGCTAATAACTGATTAAACTCATCATTGGTATGAGCCGCAGTTATTATGTCTCCATCTGTATATGTAGATTGTCTAGTATATCCTGCCATTTATCTTCTTGCTCCTACTTGATATTCTAATCCGAAACCTCTTAACGCATATGGTGCAGAAGTTCCGTTATCATTAACTCTAAGTGCTATAGTAAATCCTGAACCTTCGACAGATTGTCTAAGTAATGGTTCTGCCTGACCACCATAAGTTGATACACCGTAAGTAGCACTACCATATACGGCAGCTACATCTCCTGCAGATAAAGAATAAGCTGCAGGTCTTGGTGTATTAGGGTCTTCGTAATCATACCTTAATAATAAGTCTGCATTGATTGAAGACTCAGGTTTATAACTAACAAGAACACGTTGCATATGTTTACGTATTCCTGCATCTCCAAAACCTAAATCAGGACTTCTGTACTTACCATCTATAGAAGTTCCATCAAAGTCATTACCACTTTCTTGTTCATAAACAAATCCATCAAATCCACCATGTATTATTGTTGTTCCAGTCGTGTCAACAAATGTAGATGTTGACGATGGTTTTATACCTTTTAGTTTAGCAAATTCAAATTGTTGTCCTCTTAAAGAACAAATAGCACCTTCTGTTATAGATTCAGGTATTCCTGCCTTAGAAAAAAATACTCTGTATTGAGTTTTATTTGGTATTACTAAAGACGTAAAATTAGTAGCAGTTGCTATGTTATCATTAAACAAAGGTTGAACAGTAGCACTTATAGTTCCTAATTCAACGTCACCAATTCTTGCAGTACCAGCAACTGTTCTTAATCCATCAGGTGCTAAGAAAATTAAATCACCTGCAAATTCTTGTATTGTCTGTCCATTTACACATCCTATATCTCTTGTTACAGGTATTACTGCAAAATCAGAGGCTGATGTGCCTGATAATTTAAATATTCTATTTTCACAAAAGATAAATAAATCTTCTCGGAAAACTTTAAGACCGACAATAGTATCATCAACTAAAAAATTACTAGCAGGTAAAGTTCCTGAAGTGCTAAAATCGGTCTCATCAAGACCTTTACTTATTACAACTTCTTGTGGTTTACTTGACATACCTGCATAAACCATGTGATTCTTAAATGCTTTTACAAACTTAGCACCTGCCACTGAAGTTGATATTTCTCCAGTACCAGCGGAACTTATATCTGTTGGTGCAAAAGATGTGTTAAATACTGTCGGTGGATTATTACTACCACTAGCGACTATAAACTTATCAGTGCCATCAAAATTAAATATTTCAAAATCATAAACACCTGCACTTGTTCTTCCTGTAGCTATAGCTGACCAAGAATTATTACCTGCAGTTGCAGTAAATATTTTTTCACCTCTTGCAGCAACAATCTTATTGTTAAATTTTATAGATAATAAAACTGCTTCTGTTGAGGCACTTGTTTGTGGCACAATATTATCAACAAGTTTAGTAAATCCATTTATTCTTCTATATCCACCTTGTATATCAGGTTCAAAGTTTTGTAACTCTAATGCCTCTCCCGGTTGCATAGCAAACGTAGATTTATTTAAAACTAACCCACCCTGTAACGGAAAGTTTACAGGTGTTACTTGTGATGTATCAGGCATTAAACTGTCCTACCAATAATGTTTGTTGTGCTATATGCTCCCACTCTTGGTATAAAAGTAGACCTTACATAGTCAAACTTGTTTACTAACAATGTTTGCATGTTCTTTATGCCTTGATCAAATCTGTCAAAATTTAATTGATACTGTGATGTTTCGCCTCTGTATTGATATACAAATGCAGTTGCACCATCGATTATAACAGGATCAAATCTCTCAGGTATACTTGTTGTATCTCCATGTGCAGATAATTCTGTTGGAAAAGTAAAAAAATCAAATTTTACAGAATATGATTTATCAGGAAAAGGATAAAATAAATAGTTATTGTCAGGAGTTCTAACTACATATTCAGGTATACCACCTTTACTAAATTGTGCTACTGTTACTCCACTAGCTATAGAAGCAGCAGTTGTGCTAAAAGCACCTCTTGTACAACCTGTAAATGTTGTGCTACTACCAATTCCAGTATAACTTATTTGTTCATTACCAATGTGTAAAGTCCCTGCAGAATCAAATCCTGAGGTACTTGCCACTGTTATAGTTGTTACACTATCTGTGTGTGTTGTGCTTGTTGTTGTAGTGTTTATTTCATCTTCTTGATCTATAACACTATTTATGTATTCATTGTAATCAAGTTGATTTAATCTATATCCTGAGTTGCCTAAATCACTATCTTTGACTATTCTAAATGTATTATAATCTATTGTTTTAGTTGATGTCGGAACTGTGTATCTTACCACACCTGCAGTTAAAGTTTTAGTCTCTGTGCTATGATTAAAAGGATAATTAAATTCTCTTTGATTAATATATCTTATAGCTTCGTTTACTGCGTTTTGAGCTTGAACTTGTATTCCTCTAGCATTTACAAAAGATGAAGAAGTTAATTGTACTTCGTTCAACCTTGCCAAAGTTTTATTTGTAAGAGAAAGAAAAGTTCCTGACATTTGTAATTCCTAAGTGTAAAGAGGAGCAAGTTGCCCTGCTCCCCTAAATAGTTACGCTAACTGGTCTCTATCGACCTCATCAGGCTTATCATCTAGTCCATGACCTGCTAAATCAATAACAGTTGCATAAACTCTGAGTCTGCCTGTAGCTGGAGCAGCACCTGCAATCTTACAATCAATAGTGTCTGTAGTAGTTATAAATTGAGTGTAAGTTGAAGCGGCACTTCCTACAACAGTGTTAGTTTGACCATTAGTTCCTGCTGCACAAAAACCTGTAGAGGTTATATCTGCACCATCAATAATGTCATCACCACCATCAAAGTCCATGTCAAGAGTACAACTTGAAGTAAATGCTTTCATTACTTCTGCACCTGCATTCAAGACTAAAGTATTTGCTGGGATTTCTAACACCTGAAAGATGTCTCCATCTGAAAAACTGCCACCTGCTGCTACTAACGCATCAATATCAAGGTAAGCCTCAATATTTCTCATGACGTTACTATTCTTCATAGAAGGCATAGCTACGATAGAGTCGGAAAATACACCAGTGGTATCTTTAGAGGTTAAATCAAAAGTTGCCATTTATATCTCCCTTACGCTACGTTATATTTAGCAGTTACGATTGCCTCAGGTCTGAGAATCTTTCTGCCATACAAATGCATACCACGAACAATATCAGCGAAAGAGTCAGGGTCTCTGTATGTCTCTGTCTTATTGATTTGCTCTGCAGTAGCTACTGCTGAACTATGTCCTGCAACGATAACTCCATAGTTGGAGTTTTGGTTTGCTGTACCTGTTGTTCCCGGACCTGTTCCAACTGCAGGTAGGTTATTTGACATGTATACGTCAAAACCATGTATTCTTCCTACAGATAGACCTTGTCTTAATCCACCTGACTCACCGAAGTCACCATTTAAAAGACGAGAATCTTCATCTTTTAAGACTTCAATAAATGTTGGATGTAAGACTAACCATCTTCCATCAGTGTCTACAAACTGTGTATCAAGCAGTCTGCCCATTCTTGCAATGATTTGCAATGGTGTAGCAGTTGTTGTTGCTTGAGCAGTTGCACCACCCATTCTTGGAGCTATCGGTATAGAATGATCTCCTGCACTACCTGTAGTAATGTTTCCGAAGTCACCCTTCTTTAGCTTCATGCTTGTCAACAATTCGTCTGAACCTGCAGTTGATACTGCTTTAGTTCCGTTAACTGTTGAGTTCGCTGACGTGACTGTGAGCCTCTTCAATATCGTCTATCTTGAAAGCAAAATAGTTTGCTTTGTCAATAGTCAATGTGAAGTCTTCATCGTCAAGGTCTTGAGGCTGAACGTTTGCACCTCTAGCATATTCCTTAACAGTGATTTCTGGCTCTTTTATTATTTTTACGGAATCACCCATGTTGGAAATTTCACCAAAGTAATCTGAGTTGGTGATGTTTTCAACAACGGAGTTCTTCCTAAAGGCTAACTGAACCTGCTTAGAGTAAATAACTGGGGAGAAATTACCATTAGGCAGATTTCCGTAACCTGCTGCAGTTTTAAATGCCATTTTCATCTCCATTTTGAAAATAAAACAAATGCACGAATGTGCTATATTTACTCGTCATCGGCTAATAGTATCTGAGGTGTATGTTTAATAGCTAGTCAAACATAGGCTCGTACTATAAGGTAGGCTTCCAAGTGTTTGATTATATGTGAGTTGTCCACGTGGAGAGGTCACATTTTTAGTTATCTATAGTTATACCTATAAACAACATTTTGTCAACTGATTATCTAGCAGAGCCTGATATGTCGTAGACAAAATTCCCTGATCGGATTGCTTCCATAATTATGTCTGACTTTTTTTCATATTCTTTTGCAGACATCTTCTGAACTTCCGACTCTAATATCTTATTGTTACTTTCTACAGTAGGTGTAGTCTTTTCACCTTTTGTCTTAACTTGTGTAGCAGCACTTTTACTGTTCTTGCCCTTCTCCTCTCTGCCGATATTTCTATCTGCCTTGTAGAGGTCAATGGCTCTTGCCGCTGATTTTGCATCATTGTCATTTTCATATAACGCTTTCTGCACCCACTGTGGTTGTTCTTCTGCCCAATTGTGAAAGTCATCACTATCTCTGATGGTATCAAAATCAGGATGTATCTTCATAAGTTCAACTTCTGCTCTTTCTTTTACAGTTTTTTCATTGAACTCATTTATCTCTTTCAACTTCTTTTCTAGAGTTGTAGATTGCTCTTTTGCTTTTTTCATTGCAATAGATTCTACAATCTTAGCTACATCAGGATATTCTTTTGCCCATGCCTCTATGTCTTCATCTGACTTAGGCAACTTCATCTCTTTTTGTGTAGCTTGACTTAGTTGACTTTTTAATTCGTCTATCTGCTTTTGAAAGTCTCTCTCTTTCTCTTGACTATATCTTCGCAGATCACCATAACGCTTCTTAAAAGTTCTTTCTTCAGCATTCTTCGGTTCTTCTTCTTCTTCCTTCTTCTCTTCAGTAGGCTCTTCAGATTCACCTTTTGCTTCTTTCATAAGCTCTTTTAATTCTTCCTCATCTTTTTTAATTCTGTCTTCATGAGTAGAACGTTTAGTCATGAATGCTTTTTTTTCAGGTGTTGCATCAACCACCATTTTTTTAGCTTCTTCTGCCATTTTTTACTCCTAGGGTTATCGTAGCCATCTTTCGGGGGATAAGTAGCTAGTACGTGGATTATTTTTTAGAAGCTAATCCACCTCGCTTCATCTTCTTAGGTTTAACTTTTTTCTTTGCGAGTCCACCTTGTTTCATTAGAGGATCGTCAAATGCATCTTGGCTAAAATCTTGAGAACCTGTAGCCTCCGATTCATAAGACTCTTGACTTCCTGATCTATCAGAGGTGTCATCTATTTGTGCATCTGATATTCCTGCACCAAAATCAAATCCTTTATCTTTTTGTACTTGATCTGATATAGCTTCACCTGTTCGCACTACCTGTTGTCTTATATCTTCTTTTTCTTTCTTTCTTTCAAAATCTGCCTTAACAACATTTTTAGCTAATTCATTAACTTGTTTTTTAGATAATATATTAGTTCCTTTTTCATTAAGGTCTTGTCTATTTATATTAATACCATAATCATTTGCTTTAGTAACTAGTTCATTTATACTAATTGCCTTTCCTTCAAAGTCAGTTAAAACATTTTTAACGGAATTAGATAATTGATTCATGCCATCGGCTAATTGATCTCTTTGTACTGTAGGTAATTCCACTAAATTAAAGTTTACATCTAACCCTGAAGTTTTTTTATAATTTGTTAGTAAATCTTTTTGCATACTTAAATTTACGCTATTTATATCTACTTGATTTGTTACTCCTCTTGTAATAGCAGCCTTTGGATCAAATAAGTTAAATTGACTAACAGCTATGCCCTTCAATGCAGTGTCTAGTTTATCCATACCAAATAAAGATTTGTAGGATAAAGGAGCACCTGTTAAATCAACTGCTCCCTGCGTTTTATCAGGTCTATCATCATCTGAAGACACAGATTGAACTCTAGATGTTTGAACTCTAGCAGTTTTAGGCTTTGCAGTTGTATCCTCTGTTTTTTGTGAAAATCCTTCAGGTATTGTAAATCCTGTAAATAACTCTCCATTTTTAAATGGTATTTGTATTTCTACACCTGCATCGTTTACAAAAGTTCTGTATTCATCAGGTCCTAATCCTAACTCATCTCCACCAAACAATCCTGTATAAGTTGCTCTTTTTGTTGAATCTACAGGCGATTTATATGTAAATCCACCTACGGGTGCTGCAGTAGCAGATGGTATAGTAGGTGCTACATAAGGTTGTTTAATTCCTGTCTGTGTTCCTGCAACATTAGGTTGTCTTTTTTGCACAGGATTTGTAGTGGTTGTTGTACCTGCAAAACCATTTGCTGCCCTAATTACCCCTCCTTGTGCTCTCTCTTCTACTTCTTCATCATCTTCTGCCATGTCTATATCTATTAGACTAAAAGGTATATCATCAGGTATTGTTGCTTCATCTGCATTACCCATCTGACCCATTTCTTCCATAACCTTGAGACCCATTTTTGCGTCTTGTCTTAATTTCATTAACTTTTCTAAACCAATATATCTTACAACATCAGCAGGGAATACAAACTCTCCTTCACTTAATTGTGCAGGTATATCATCTCTTACTTCTTCTTGTGTAGCTCCCGGAGGTACATCGTTTCCTGACACAGGGTCTTTTGTGCCACCCTCATCTTTAAGACCACCATCTTGAAACATTTCCATCTGTTCTGCAATGTCTCCACCTTTAGCTTTTTTAATAGTTTTTAAATCAGACTTAGTTTTTTCATCTTGAACTTCAAGCATCAAAGGTAATAAAGCTCTTAGCTCTTCTTCATTTATTCCCATTTTCTTAGCTGCCTCTATTAGCTTTGACATGTCCATTATCTTAGTCATATTTATTCCTCTACTGCTTTATAATACATTTGTGGATCAGGCAAAAGATTCTCATATTCTATTAGTTGTTGTGCATATCTTGCCTCTGCCTCACCACCTTTGTTTACATAGGCTTTCTCTGCTATGTTGTATAACTCATCTAATCTTTTTTGTTCAGGTCTCAAAAACGCTGTTTGTACTTTCATAAATTCAATAAAGTCTTTATTACTAGATAAATGATTAGCAAGTAGCTCTTCCATAGGTGTAAAATTTGCATCAGCAGTAAGACCATTTCTATCTACTTTTAAATATATTTTATCAAGACCTAAACTCTCTACTTGCCGATATTCTCTGTCAGCTAACTTTTTAATCATAGTATCAAACTCTTGTTTAGCAAAAGTATACATTATCATTCTAGATGTTGGATCAGATTGTTCCTGCACCCATAATTTAGCTTCGCTTGGTGACATTCTATTAGCTTGCATTTTTATATATTCATCAGCTAAATCAATTTTTTCAAATAATTTATTTACTAATTGCTCATTTACTCTTACACTTGTCTTTCTTCTTTCTATGTAGTCTGAGCCATTTTTTCTTAATATACCTAGAATACTACCACCATTTTCAAAACCCTCTCTGTTTTGTATAGCATGTTGTAGTTCATGTATTAATGCAGATTTAACTTTATCTGCATCTCCACTTGATAAGTATATAATATCCTCAACAGGATCATAACTAGCTAATGTTTTACCCATTGTATACACTTCATCAGGATCAATTTCTTGTTTCTTTATTAATATATTACCTATTGGTTGAAACTTTACAGTTCCTGCTGACGTTTTAATTGGATCGCCATAGTTTGCATATAAATCTTCATAGTTTAACATATTTCTTAATCTAACATTATAATTATTTAATTTATCAAAGTTTAGTTGATTACTCATTAATACACCATCTGCTATATCTTGAGCAAATCCTAAATTTTCTAATTTTAATGTTGCTTCACTAGGATTTATTTTTACTCTTAACTTACCATCTGAGCCTCTGTACACTCCTGTTTCTTGAAATAATTTGTCCTTTTGCCCTTGATTCAACTTTTCATAATTTTTTAAAGATGCTATTTCAGGAGCTTTTTCTGCAGGGACTTTCATAGTATCAATATCAGATTGAAGAGTTGGTGTATCCCCTGCTTCTTTTATCATTTTAGCTTCAGCAGTTCTATATGCACTCGCTCTTTCTTTTCCTAAAGGTGTGTTCTCTCCTATAACATTTAAATCTATCTTTGGTTTATTTATATCTACTTCTTTTTTTGCAGTAGCTATTATAGGATCAACATATGCTCCCTCAGTAACTAAATCATTTTTTGTAAAGTCACTACTAGATAGAGTATTTTTTATCTTACTATATAATGCAGAAGCACCATCAGACAATTTATCAAATAATTTGGCAGGTGCTAAGAATGCTCCTGTAGGAGATAACACTTCACCGACAAGCTGATTAATATTTGTAGGATCAGACTTTATTCCTGTTATTTCTTCAAATCCTTGATCAAATGCTTTTCTTCCATACTCTTTTTCAAACTCTTGCAGATTATCTTTTATTAACATTGCCAAAGGACTATAAGAGTTTTCAGCTAAAAAAGTGTTAACAGTTTCTGCACCTGTTACTACGTCAGAGGGAATCGCTAAAGTTCCTGTTAATAATCCTGTTCCAATTTCTTTAAAATCATCTACAGTTTCGTCTAGCGTTTGAACATTACTAGGCTTAAACAAAGTATCCATTTGATTGTTTAAACTATTCTGCATTGACCTCATCTCTTAATAGTTTTAATCTTTTCAATGCCATCACATAACCTTGTGATCTATGTATAGATATGGAATCATCTGATTGTTCCATTATTTTATGTTGCTCTTCTATTTTATAATCTAAGTAATCATTGAAGTTGTTGATTAACTTGGGGTTGTTGACCAATATCTTGAGTCGGCTGAGTATTTGCTTGTGGTTGTTCTCCAACTTGTGACCTTCCTGTAAATCCTTGCTCTTGAGGTGTAGGTGCTATTCCTGTACCTATTGTTCCTCCACCTGATCCTGTAGGATCGTTTGGGTCTATCCCTGCAGGTGCTTGTGGTTGAGCTTGCTCTTGTTGGGGTGCTCTAAAATCTTTCATGAGTTCTGCTTGTAATGCTGCCTCATCCATATTGTTTGTAACTTTATCGGGGTCTAAATCCATAGCTTTTGCTATCTCACGTATTATATATTGAAACTTAGCAAAAGGTGCTAATGCAGGATTAGATGATACTTGTAAGAATTGCATCAGTCTTTGTGATCTAACTTCGTTAGCCATGAGACTTTCTGTACCACGAGCTTTTACTTCTAAATCACCTTTTATATTAGGATCATAATCAAACTGCATGTTAAATTTAAATAAGCCTTCTCCTAATGGCTTTAATAAATAGTCATCAACATTTTTAATAACAGTTTTTATACTACCACTCGCAGCATTCATTAACATAGATATGCCTGATGCAGTTCTACCCACACCTGTTATACCTGTTTGTCCATGAGCAAAGGATGGTAAGCCTGTGCTTTCATCTGCTAACTGTCTTGCTTTGTCAAACAGTTGTAAATTTTCTCCTGCTACATTAGGGAACTTAGTTCCAAAGATAGCTTGTCCGGGTGCTCCACCCTGTCTTCTAAATACTTTTCCGGGATATACAGATAAATCTTGACCCGGAACTAAATTAGTTTCATCTACCTCTATTAATAAATTGCCTGATAATACTGCATTATCTACTGCCATTCTCATAAAGCCATTCATTAATGTCTGTGTATCATCCATGTTTTCTGCGATACCCACACCGAAGAATGAATATGGATTTAATTCGTATGGTGCTGCTACATAAGGTATTCTTGCAGGTTTGAACGGATTAATAACCATTCTAATAAGTTTACCATTACATATCCATACATTAACTTGTATTTCATCTAACTTTTGTAATTCTTTAGGTATCTCAATGTCTTGTTGCAATAACATGTCTACATCACAATTACCCCAATATTCTAATACTTCATATCTTTCTATATGATTTTCAGGTGCATAATCTGCTAAATCATCTTCCCAAGACTTTTTGCTATAGTTTTCACCTGCCTCTATAGCTTCTTCTATAACTTGTGGTCTAAAGTGTGGTCTCTTCTTTAATGAACGTAACTGTGATCTAGACATTTTATGTCTTTCAATTACATATTGTGCATCATCCATGTTTGTTGCATCAGGATCAGGATAAAAATTCCACACAGAAACATGAGAAACTTGAGGTATTGTTTTGAATGAAGGATCATATTCACCATCATCACCCCAACTAGGGTATTCTTTGTCTACTGCAAAGGGTCCTTTCATGACACCTGTGCCAAATAAAGACATCTCAAATGCAGTGCTTCTTAAAGATTTATTTGCTCCTGACTCTTCTAGCTGATCCATTATCTTTTTTTCCATAGCTTTCGCTGCAATCATGGCAGGACTAAAAGTTATGGCAGTAGGCGTTTTACCAGTTTCCTCTTTAAGACTTTCAACCTCTGATAACTTTTCTTGCAAAGGTCCGAGCTTTTCTTGTAGACTTCTCTCAGTCGCTCCCTTAGGTAAATCGTTACCATCGCCACGAAATCCATAAGGCGATTCCATAGTTTTATTGGCAATTTCTTCAGGTTCTTGGGGGTCAAACGAAACATCTTTTGCTACTCCTTCAGGTAACTCCGTTGGCTCAATACTCAACGGAAACTTATTGTTAGCAAACAACACATCAACAATTTGTCCATATGCCGCTAACGTTTTTGTCTTTGTAACTTTTATAAATACTCTAGACTTCTCTGCTTCAGTAAATTGCACATCTGAACCATACAAGCCTCTATAGTTTCTATACGCTCTCAACCATCGTTGTTCATCTTGTTCACGATAATCATCTGCACGATAATACTTTTCCATTATAAAAGGTATTATATTATTTGCACCTGCATCTGCTTCTACAGTGTCATCAGTATCTTCTAAAGATACTGATTCTATTTCTACAGGAATATCTTCTTCAGCCATATTAATATCCAAACGTTGCATCTGCTACAGGCATACCTTGTGAAGGTCTACCCATAGGATCATAATCAAATATACTAAATCTAGGTCTAGTCATTACTCCATATCTTAAAGCGTCATAGATATGGTCTTCTGCTCTTGTATCCACATCTTCTGGATTCTTTTTATCTAGAGGTATCGCAGGTATCTGTGATATTGTATTTGTACAAGTATTAAAAAATACCATTCTTGGATTATCTGTAAACTCGTCTACTTGTAATCTTCTATGTATTTCGTTTTTACCTGCCACACGACTACCTCTACTTCTATCTGATGGTCTCCAACGACATCCTCTTTGTATCATTTGTTCTGCTAGTGAAGGTCCTGTATCTCCACGTTTATGCCAAAGAGAACTATCTAGAACACCATACTTTATATTACCATCTTCATGCTCTAAGTCTAGTACCATTTCTGCCAAATCTGTGGCAAGGACTTTAGAAACATATAACTCTCTATATAATATAAGTTGCTCATCTGGGCTAACAGCAAACCACAACACAGCACTATAAGACCCATAACCATAATCACATGCACGAAACTTAACCCAATTTCTTGGAATGTCAAAAGGTTCAACAACATGAATATCCCTGTTAAACTCAGTAAAAGCAGCACCTTCTTTAATATCCCAATCGCCTTCAAGCAATTGTTTACGTTGGTGTTCAGGTAAGGAAAGAAGCATTGCTTCGTAGTCTCCTTGACTTGACAAATACGGATTATCAGATAATCGAGCAGGTATGAATCTTCTTTTAAATAATGACTGACCTGCTTTCTCGTGTCCGTCAGGATATTTAAGAACCTTTCCTGTTTCAATGTTTGTGGCATCAAATGCTCTTCCGTATGGTGCTGGGTCAATAAACATCTTTTTAACCCATTGATGTCCCGGACCTCCGGGGTTTGTTGTTGCTCTCATGTACACAGGTAAATCAGGAGCAGTAGAACGTAATCTTGATCTCATGTAGTTCCAAGCAAATGGTGTTGCCCACTGTGTTAATTCATCAAAGCCTATCCAACTAAATGCTAAACCTTGATATCTTAGAACATCATCATCACGATCTAGGTATGACATCCATAGTCTTGCACCTGATGGTGCTACCCATTGCATCTTTCGTTCTGACCACTTGATGCCTTTGTATATGAGAGGGTATAACTCTCTTGACTTCCACACAAGTTCTCTTAATTCTTCTGTGGTATGTCTTAATAGTAATCCACTAAACTGTGGATGATTCATATATCGTAGTGGGTCTGCTAACATAGCATATGATTTACCACCACCTGCACTACCACCATATAAGACTTCTCTCTCAGGTGACGCAAGAAACTCTGTTTGAGGTCCTTCATTAGGTTGAAAAACAATATTCTGTTCTTCAACAGGTATACTTTCTACCTCTTCTAATACCTTAGGCTTTTGCTCCGACTCTACTTTCTTCGATGGTTTTCGCTTTTTGGATTGCCTTTTCGGCATATTCGGACCATTTTCTAAGAGTTCTAGCCTTGTTCTTACGTTGTTGCTCATGCATTAATCTTTTTCTTAATCCTACGTGAGATATATTTCTACCTGTCTTAGTTGTTAGCCAATTAGCTACTTCACGATAAGAAAACTGTTTCACATGTTTCCTTGCTAAATCTAACGCTTCTAACTCGTAAGGTACAGGATCAAGTAATTCAGAGTCTTCTTTGTTTATCACGTAACCAAAAGGTATTGTTCTAGCTATCCGTGGTATTTGTATCCACTCTTTTTCTTCTTCGTCTTTTAAATCTGTTGGTTGTGGTAACTTCCACTTTCCTAAACTTCTATCCATTACTTCTTCTTTGGTGGTAACAACATAACACCACCTGACGCTTCTACTTGTACTTTCTCAGTTTTAATTAATCCCACTCTGTCAAGTAATTCTTTTGATGCAGATAATTTATCTCTGATTCCTAACTGTGTAGGTTCATCTACACCACTAACCATAGCCACTGCTGCCTTTGGTGCATTTCTTGCCATGTATGCTTCGGTTGCTTCCATAATTTCTTTTTTGAGTGACTTTACAATATCTGATGTCGAAGAATGTTCGGAATACCCTGCAAGTAGTTTTGCTTGTGTAACATCTCCGTTTGCTTTATCAAATAAAACTTCTAAAAACTTTTTTTGTCTATCTGTTAATTCTCTAGCCAATTGGAACTCCATGTGTAAGAACTCTGTCAATCAAACGTTGTGCTCTGTTTTGAGTTTGCTTAAACCATCTACTGTCTTCCATCTGCAAAGCCATTTCACGATAGTCTTCTACCTCTACGGCAGCGATCATCATTTTGAATTTACGTAAACGAGGACCTCCAAGTTGGAATGCCATATTTATTAATACGTGTTGTATGTCTTCAGGTAAAGAATCAAAATCATTAAATATATCTTGACAGTCATTTATAGCAGTTTGTACATCTTTTTCAAACCACTCTTTCACTTGTTCCTCAGATATAGGTGTTCCAATAGGTTTTGCATATACTTCTTCATCCCACTCAGTAATCAAATGTCCGATTCCCCCGGTCAAATGCCCTTCACTGCAATGATAAGTTTCGTATTTACATCCCTCGTCAGCTTCTATTTCTTTTCTTAACACATCTATGTTCATGGTCGGAGTCCTTGTTTGTATTGTTGTTTACGGATTTCTTGCACATGTTTGTGCCAAAAGTATACAGATATTTTACTTGTTATATCAGACAACTTTAAAAATGTCAATGTTTTCAAACTCATTTCTTTTTCTTCGCTGTTCCACCTTTAGCTACCATTGTTCGTACTCTTGTTCGTAATCTGTTTGGTATTCTTCTTCTTGTGTTAGGATTTCTTACTGCTTGTTGAACAGGTGCTGCAGTTTGTCTTCTGTTACCCATACGTGCTGATTCTAAAATCGTCTTACGTGGTCTACTAGACCTGTCTATAAAATTTTGAGTTCTTCTTAATTGACTTATTAGTTGCTTTCTTCTAAACTCTTTCATTTTTTGAGGATTTCTGCGAATATTAGGTGGAGGATCGCCTATTGGAAATCGTGGGATACTAAGACCCCTCCCCCTAGCAGTTTCTCGTAATTGTTTTAAACTTTTATTTATTTGAGTAATCGTGGCATTATTTATAGGTACTTGAGGTGATCTTCTAATTATAGGCATGGGATAAGGTTGTGGTCTGAAGTCAGGTGGTATTCTAGGTGGTCTGCGTCTTCCTCTTAATAATAAATCCTGCATACCTTTTGGTAATCTTCCAAAGTATCCTAAATTTTTTAAATTTACAGGATTTCTTCTTATGGGTCTTCTAGGTCCTCTTCTTTTAGGAATGTGTATAAATCCTCTATGTGCTTTTACTTTAGACTTTTTTTCTGCCATGATAACCTCTATTTTTTCTTTAGCATTTTTGCTGCTTGACCTACACCTTTAATACCAAAAGATGCAGATATTGCTATGTACAGTAAATATTGATACCAATCAGGTAACGTTGCTAATACTTCAAATCCACTTTGTACATACTCTCTCATTCCCGGAATGAAGACTAATATCGCAGGAGCTAATAATACAACTAAAGCAAATTCATCTTTCCATGAATCATTTGTGGCATCAGCCATTTTGCCTTCCCATTCTATTTGTCCTGTAGCTACTTTCTCTGCTACAGTGGCTCTTGCTTTTGCTTCTGCTACTTTTGCCTTACCTTCTGCTTTTGTTTTTTCTAGTTTGTTTTGAAACCATGTTCCTGCGAGATTTGCTATTGGTCCTATTAGTGCTTGTATCATTGTTTATTTTTTCCTGTAACCTTTGTGCTCTTTCTAATTCTTTAGCTTTAACTGAATTTACGAAATCTTGATGTTTTCTTTGCAATCTTTTTGGGTTGTTTAGATACCTGTCTACCTGCTCTCTTCGCTTTTCGTTTAGCAGCAGTAGAGGCGGCATATTCACTGGGAGAAAGAGCCTTAATCGCTGCCGAAGGTAAATAACGTTCACCAGTTGCCTTACTCCCTTGTGTACTAGGTTTACCTGATTTGGTTCTCCATTTTTGTTTTGTCCAAGCAACTAAAGACCTCTGAGATTTTTTAAGTGCCATGTTATATCCTTACATACATAAATCTTCATACTTAGTTGTATGAAGTCTATGTTGTGATAAGTCTCCTTGACTTTTTTTAAATATGTTTAATATCCACTGTATCATAATTTACCTGTCCATTTACCTACAAAGAAAAGTATCATACCACCTAATGCTAATAAAGCTATCAAAGCTATACTATAACCTATATATTCAAGTATCTCTTCTCTTCTTTTCTGTGCTAGTCTTTCTTGTTCTCTTCTAGCTTTTCTAGCTTGAGCCTGAAACTTTTGCCAATCTGACCACAATCCCGGTCTACCTATATAAATCATTATCTGCTTGAGTTCTTCTTCTTTTTGTCTTAGCTCCTCTAAAGCCATGAACTCTTCTAGATCACCACCTGCAATTCCTTTAGCTTTTTGTTTACTAACTTCTTTTTCTATTTTCTCTTTTGCAAAAACAAAATCAGAAATTTGTTTAC